TTTTTTATGGCCAAAACGAGGGTTATCGCATGACCATCGAAACCACCCAAGACCTGGGCGTTTCATCCGACTTCGACGAGAACGCGCTGGCGTCGGCGTTGGAGGGACTGCCGCCCGAAGGCGGTGAAGCAGCGCAGGACGATCCGCCCCAAGCCGAGGCGGACGCGTCCATTGAATCCGAGACTCCAAAAGAGAACGGCGACGGCGATCCAGCCGGCGAAAGCAGCATCCAGTACCTCGACGACCTGATACGCGAGCTTGAAGCAGACCCGGAATCGATCCTGGGCCTGAAGGTCAAGCTCAAGATCGACGGCGAGGAAAAGGATGCGACGCTTGCCGACCTGATCAAGGTCAACCAGCTCGAAGGGCACGTCAACCGGAAAAGCATCGAACTTTCGGAGAAGCAAAAGGCTTGGGAAGTCGAACAGCAGCAGGCTCGCCAGGTATGGCAGGAGCGTGTCGCGATCGCCACGCAGTCGCTCGACGCGCAGGAAACCGGCGTTCGGCAACAGCATGCGCAATTGCAGCAGCAGTACCAGCAGGTTCCATGGGCGCAGCTCGCCCAGCAGGACCCGGCTCAGCACGCCTCGCTGTTTGCGCAGTACCAGCAGGCTTTCCAGCAGCTGGAAGGCGCGTTCCAAGGGCTGCAGCAGCACAAGCAGCAAGTAGCGCAGAGCTACCAGCAGACGCTTGCGCAGCTCAAGGAACAAGCCCGGCCCAAGACCATGGACGCCATCAAGGCGCAACTGCCTGAACTGGCTGACCCTGTCAACTACCAGAGTGCGTTGAACGAGGGTCGCGCGTACCTCAAGAGCATCGGGGCCGACGACAAGAACATCGACGCGATCGAGCTCGATCCCGTGGTGTTCCGCGTCGTGCGCGATGCCGCGAAGTACCACCAGATCGCACAGAAGCAGCCCAACGTGAGCCAGCGCGTCCGCGAGGCGCCGAAGCTCCAGCACGCATCCCCGAAAGCCCCACTCGGCGCCCCGGCGCAGCGCATCCAGAACCTCAAGGCCCGTGCGGCCAAAGGGGACGAGGACGCGATGGCCGCTCTCTTTGAACAAGCCTGATCCCGGAGCACTCCCATGTCCGTACCCAGCAATACCTACCAGTCGGTTTCCGTCGTCGGCAACCGCGAAGACCTCGTCAACATGGTCTTCAACGTGGACCCGGAAGCCACCGTCCTGCAGACCGCCATCAAGAAGTCGAAGGCGACCAACACCCTGCACGAGTGGCTGACCGATACGCTGGCCAGCGCGTCCGCGACCAACGCCGCCATCCAAGGCGACGACGCGACCGCGCAGGCCGCCACTCCCGCCGTTCGTCTGGGCAATTACACCCAGATCGCCACCAAGACTGCGCAGGTCGCCGGCACCAACCAGGCCGTCAACTCCGCGGCCAGCGTCGGCAAGATGGGCTATCAGCTGCTGAAGCGCACCAAGGAACTGAAGCGCGACGTCGAGGCGACCTTGTTCGCCAACCAGGCCAAGGTGGCGCCGACCACCAGCGTGGCGGGCATCACCGCAGGCCTTCCGGCATGGCTGAAGTCGAACATCAGCTTCGGCGCGACCGGCGCGGCGCCGACCGGCGACGGCACCAACACGACCACAGTGGGCACCGCGCGTGCCTTCACGCAGTCGTTGCTGGACGGCGTGCTGCTGAGCGCCTTCAACAACACCGGCATGATCCCGAAGCTGGCGTTCTGCGCGCCCAAGCAGAAGCAGGCGGTGTCGCAGATCACCCCGACCGGCTCGACGCGCTTCGTCGACACCACCAACGGCAAGAAGCTGTCCACCGCGTTCGACATCTACGAGGGCGACTTCGGCGAGGTGACGCTGATCCCGTCGATCTTCCAGCTGTCGGGCACCATCACGCTGGTCCATCCAGACTACGTGAAGCTCGCCTACCTGCGTCCGTTCCAGAAGACGCCGCTGGCGAAGACCGGCGACAGTGACAAGGTGCAGATCCTTCAGGAGTTCGCGCTGGAGATGAGCAACGAAAAGGCGCATGGCGCGATCTACAGCCTGACCTGATCCACGACAGTGGTGACCTTGACGGGGCGCCTTCGGGCGCCCCGTTTCTTTTGGAGAAGTCGTGATGACTTATCGCTTCCAGCAACCGCAAGTCACGCAGGCCGTGGCCATCGGCGCGGCGTCCGCCGCTTCAACCAACCCGTTTGGCGCACAGACGTGGGCCATTCGCGTGGTCGCCACGGGCAATTGCCACATCAACATCGGCCAAGCGCCCGTGGCTACCGCGACGAGCGCCTACGTCGCCGCCAACCAGAAGCCCGAATACATCCGAGTGAATCCTGGCGACAAGATCGCCGTGATTCAGGACGGCTCCGCGACCGGCAACGTCTTCGTGACGGAGCTGTCGCAATGAATGCCATCGAGCGCTACCGCTTCGATTCGGACGGAAATCTCGTTATCAAGCGCGAAACCGTGCTCGATGACGTGTTCGATGCCTGCCATGAGATCGCCGCGCGCACGCCCGAGTTCGGCAAGTTCAAGGGTGACAGTGCGCTCGGTCACCACGTCGCGTCGGTTCCCTGTGACGTGCTGATGAGCCTGAAGGCGTCGCACGGCATCGACATCTTCAACATGACGCCCGAGATGGGGCGCAAGCTGAAGCGCTGGCTCAACACCGAAGCTCCGCGCTTCAAGACGATCAACGCGCGGCTATGATCACTGACTATGCCAGCTTGCAGAGCGCGCTGACCGACTACGCCGCGCGCACTGACCTATCGACGGTCGTCACGACGTTCATCGCGCAGGGCGAGTCGCGCATCTACCGCAAGGCGCGAGTTATGGACATGGAGGTGGTCGCCGCTGAGACGATCACGAACGGCTCGTTTGCGCTACCGAGCGACTACCTGGAGATGCGCAACCTGTACGTCACCGACGCGACGGGTGCCTACCTGTACGAGCTGCAGCGCAAGTCGCCGGCATGGCTGCGTGGCACGTACGGAATCCAGTCCTCGCAAGGCACGCCGCAGTATTACGCCAGAGAGGCCCAGAACATTGTCGTCGGCCCGTACCCGGACGCCAGCTACCCGGTGTCGATGCTGTACTACTCGCGCCTGGCGTCGCTCAGCAATACGAACACGACGAACTGGCTGACTACCAAGAATCCCGACTTCATCTTCGCTGCGGCGATGGTCGAGCTGGCGATCTACACGCAGGATCAGACCGCGCTGCAGTATTGGGAGGGCAAGTTCACCTCGATACTCAGCGACGTGCAGGACGCCGACAAGCGAGAGCGCATGAGCGGTGGTGCTCCGAGCATGAGTCCAGCCTGATGGCGGATCAGAACACCACCGTGGCGTTCGGCGACTGGCTTCCGGACGACGATCGCAACATCCGTCCCGGTACGCCGACGATGTGGCTGTCGGGTTCGGAAGTGCCGCTCGACCTGGCCAAGAATCTGATCTTCACGGGTTCGGCGTGGCGTCTCTACAAGCCGCTGGCGGCCGCGGCCGGAACGATCGCATCTACTCCCTTGGATGCCATCACCGTCGATGACGCCGGCACGCTGGAAACCTACGTAGCGGGCGCCAATGGTCATCTGTACCAGATCAAGGCCGGCGTGGTCGCTGACGTGTCGAAGGCTGGCGATTACACGACGAACCAAGGTTGGTCATTCGCGCAGTTCGGCGATTGCCTGATTGCGACGAATGGCACCGACAACGTGCAGGATTGGAACGTCGGCAGCAGCTCGGTGTTTGCGGATCTCGCCGGCTCGCCGCCGAAGGGGCGCTGTGCTGGCGTGGTGCGCGACTTCATCGTGCTCGGCTACACCTCGGGATACAGCTACGCGGACGGCTCTACGGGGTCGTCCCTGCGCGTGCACTGGTCGGCCATCGCCAACCCCACTAACTGGCCAACCCCGGACACCACGGCGGCCTGGGCGGCGCAATCGGGCTCGCAGGATTGCTATGCCGAATACGGCGATGTGATGTACATCGCGCCCGGCGAAGAGGTCGGGATGGTATTCCAGCAGCGCGGCATCGTGCGCATGCAGTACGTTGGCGGCAATACCGTGTTCGAGTTCTACACCTTCGAGCGCAAGCGGGGGCTGTTGACACGGCGCGCCGCAGCGCAAGCGGGGAAGCTCGTTTACTTCCTGTCGTCAGACGGCTTCTACGCGACGGACGGGAACACGGTCACGCCGATCGGCTATGGCCGCGTGAATCGTTGGTTCTTCGCCAATTGCGCCGACCCTACGGTTGTGCATGCGGCCGTCGACACGAACGCGCAGTGCGTCTACTGGTCCTTCCCGAGCGTGGCTGGACAACCGAACGATCACGTCATCATCTACAACTTCGGGGAAGACAAGTGGAGCTATGCGGTAGATACCACCGTGTGTCTTTTCCCGAGCTTGCAGAGTGGCACCCAGCTCGGCGCGCACATACCGCAGGCCTTCACGATCGGTAATGTCATCGCGACGTTCTCCGGCACGCAGACTGATGCGGAGATCCAGACCAAAGCCTTTGTGCTGCAACCCGGCGTCCGCGCCCTGGTGACGAGCGCGAAGGTGCTGGCGGATGACGCTGCGCAAGTCGCTGTCGCGGCGACGGTATCGGATGACGATCCGCAGGTGTTTTCCGCCTTCGTCGCACGCAATGCACGCACGCGCAAGTCGTGCCTTCGTGCCAACGGCACGGCACACGCGTTGGACGTGAAGCTCGGCCAGAACACCACCTATGCGCAGGGCGTCGAGCTGGAATACACGTTTCGGGGTGCGGCATGACGCCGATCGCCGCGCCGCTGATTCCAATGCACTGGTCGCGCATCTGGGCACTGATCGAGCCGGCCGTGATGCGTGGCGGCGAGCATACCGAGCGGAGTGTCCTTGCAGCACTTTTGCATGGCGGCTTCGTGTTGTGGAGCGACGTCCCGGACATCAATCAAGCGCAAGCCTTCGTGGTGACGTCTTGGTGCGACTACCCAGCGGGACGCATCGGTTTCGTTTCCTTTGCAGGTGGCGCCTACGCGTCGCTATGGGTGGAACAAGCCATCGCTGATTTTCGCGCATGGGCGAAAGCGATGGGCTGTAAGGAACTTCGCGTGATCGGGCGCATGGGCTGGTCTCGCCTGCTCAAGCGCGGCGCAACTGATTTCGTTTTCCGGGAGTTGATCTGACATGGTGATTAACGTTCCCGGCCTATCGAACCGAAGCACGTCTCCGGGTGCTCCCGCGCCGATCACGTTCGGCATGCAGAATGGTCTGATGGATTCGGCGGCGATCACTCC